TGCAAAAGCAAAACTTGCTGCAGCTAGAGAAGCTGGAGACATTACTGCTGAAGTAGAGGCTCAAACTGCTATTTCTGAATTAGCCTACAAACAAGCTAGATTTAATGAATCTAAAGTTGAACTTGAGGATAGAGCTAAAAGAAAAGAAATAGAAGTTAAAACTCCTGAAATCAATTTAAATAGGCAACAGCAGAGACAAGATGCACCAGATCCTAAAGCTGAGGATTGGGCTAGTAAAAACTCATGGTTTGGACAAGATACAGCCATGACTTATACTGCATTTGACCTACATAAAAAGCTTACGGAAGATGAGGGTTATGACCCACAAAGTAATGAATATTATTCGGAAATAGATAAAAGAATAAGACTTGAATTTCCGCACAAATTTGTTAATAATAACAATACGGGAGAAGAAATACGATCTACCCCAGTACAACAAGTAGCTTCAGCGAAGCGAAGTACAAAAACAGGTCGCAAAACTGTGAGGCTCACACCATCGCAGGTATCAATCGCTAAAAAATTAGGTGTGCCACTAGAAGAGTATGCAAAACAATTAAATATCACGAAGGAGGTATAAGCATATGGAAAATGATAATAACGATAAAAGAACCTCACGTGCGAGTCAAACGAGAGAAAAAGAAACTCATAAAAAAGTTTGGACTCCACCGTCAGCTTTAGATGCACCCCCTGCGCCAATGGGATTTCAGCATAGATGGTTAAGAGCTGAGTCATTAGGATTCAATGACACTAAAAATATTCAAGGTCGATTAAGATCTGGATATGAATTAGTTAGAGCAGATGAATACCCTGATTCAGACTTTCCAATTGTTGAAGATGGCAAACATGCAGGAGTTATCGGAGTTGGTGGCCTTTTGCTTGCAAGGGTACCTGAAGAGATCGCAAAACAACGTTCTGATTATTATACAAAACAAGCATCAGATAATGTTGAAGCAGTAGACAACGATCTTATGAAGGAGCAACATCCAAGTATGCCTATCAATATTGATAGACAGACTCGTGTAACCTTCGGTGGCTCAAAGAAAAGTTAATTTTTTAACGATTCCTACCCAACGAAATAAATATAAACCCGTGACTGGAGGTCCTTAAGGACAGGTCACATATTGGAGAAAAACAACATGGCAAATAAAGACGCAGCTTTCGGTTTGAAAGCAATCGGTAAAGTTGGCCAGAATAGAGACAACCAAGGTTTATCTGAATATAGTATAGCAGCAAACGCTACAGCTATTTATCAATGGGACCCAGTAGAAATGTTAGCTACGGGAACTGTTGGAGTAGCAGCAGCAACTGATGTACTTATCGGATCGCTTAATGGTGTTTTCTATACTGATTCGGCTAACTCAAAACCCACATGGGCAAATCACTTAGCAGCTAGTAATACAGCTACTGATATCGTAGGTTTCGTTTCTGACGATCCTTATGAGAGATTTGAAGTACAAAGTGCAGGCACAGTTGCAGCGGCAGACGTTGGACTATGTGCAGACATCGTGTACGCAGCAGGCTCTACACCAGACTATATTTCTAAAGTAGAAATATCTGGAACTATGGCAAACACAACTGCTCAATTAAAAATAATCGGTCTATCTAAAGATATCGAAAATAATGACCCAAGTGCCGCTAATGGCAACGTGGTAGTTATTATTAACGAACACTTTATGAAACAGACAGCCGGAATATAATAGGAGATTAAATTATGGCAATATCAAGAGGACAACTAGTTAAAGAACTAGAGCCAGGTTTGAATGCACTATTCGGCTTGGAATACAAAAGATACGAGAATCAGCATGCGGAGATATATGCTACTGAATCTTCAGACAGAGCGTTTGAAGAAGAAGTAATGTTATCAGGTTTTGCAAATGCTCAAGTAAAACCAGAAGGTTCTGGAATTACATTCGATAATGCGCAAGAAACTTACACTGCGAGATACACACATGAAACTGTGGCTCTTGCTTTTGCGATTACTGAAGAAGCAATTGAAGACAATCTGTATGACAGACTTGCGTCTAGATACACAAAAGCGTTAGCTAGATCTATGGCTAACACTAAACAAGTAAAAGCTGTTAATCCATTAATTAATGGATTCGGTACTTTCACTTCAGGTGATGGTGTTTCTTTATTTAACGCTAATCACCCAACTGTAGCCGGCACTGTGTCTAACACATTAGCCGTAGCAGCTGACTTAAACGAAACTTCATTAGAGCAATCTCTTATTGACATTGCAGCGTTCACTGATGAAAGAGGTTTAAAAGTTGCAGCTAAAGGAATGAAAATGATTATTCCTTCAGAGCTTCAGTTCACAGCTGAAAGACTTATGAAGACTGACCAAAGAGTTGGTACAGCTGATAACGATATCAATGCAATTAGATCAATGGGAATGGTTCCACAAGGTTATTCTGTGAACAATTTCTTAACTGATCCAGATGCGTTCTATCTTATCACTGATGTACCAAACGGTATGAAGTACTTTGATAGATCACCTATCAAAACTTCTATGGAAGGTGACTTCGATACTGGTAATGTAAGATACAAAGCTAGAGAAAGATACTCTTTTGGAGTTTCTGACTTTAGAGGTATTTTTGCTTCACCAGGAGCATAATAATTAATTATTTTGAGGCGGGACACAATCCCGCCTCATTATTAATACAGAAAGAACTTTATGACACATAAATACTTAGTAAAAATATTTACGAAATATCTTCAAACTAGTTTTGAAATTGAAAGTGAAAAAGAAATAAATAATACGGAAGAGCTAAATAAACCTATTATTGACTTTCTAGGAAAATCTGATATAAAATGGGAAAAAAACGACCTACAGTACACAAGTAGTACAGGTGGTTTTTATATAACCTATGAGGAGGTTCAAAATGGCTCAGGACAATATGGTATTGTTCGCAAAGAAACTGAAACTCGAATCTAAATGGAACGAGTTATTTCTTGAGAACAGAGGAAAAATAACACCAGAAATGTCTGTTTTAGGTGATGAGATCAAAGTAGTTATTAGATCAATCATTAGAGAACAAGAGATCCAAGCTAATACGAATAGCAGAGATTACGAAACACATCTTTTTGCTGGTTAATTAGACTTAAGATCTATTTAAAAACGTCTTTTTTCCCTAGGGATTTCTTGCACTTTTTAAAAATTTCATATATAAATTACATACTATACATAAATTAATATTCTGCATGGACGCAGTATAGTCGACGGCCTAGAGACTATGTAGAATTTAACTAGGAGAATATAATCATGGCAAATACTACATTTACAGGACCCGTAACTTCATTAAATGGTTTTATTGGTGGACCTAACCCAAACGCAGGTGACACTCAACAAGGTGGAACTAACACTTGGTCTGTTACTGATGCAAACACTGTTACTAATGGAACTGATTCATTAGAAGCAGCTAGCAATGAAGGCGTAATGATTTACGTTGACAATGGTGCAGCAGGCGCAGCAGTATATGCTTTTTCAGATGGAACAAATTGGAAAAGATGTGATACGCTAGCTAATATAGCAGCAGCATAATTAATTAATGTGGGCTTCGGCCCACATATAAAATTTAAGGAGAAGAATATGGCAAGTAAAGGCGATATACAAGCAACAAGATCAGCAGCGGCAGCAGGTGCTGCAGCAATAGTTGCTCAACCTATTAGATTAAGAGCAATATCAATTGCATCAGATGGTGTTGGAGCAGGTGTTTTAGAATTGACTACAACTTCAAATACTGGGGCTACTTTATTATTTGCGGATGTTCCAACTGGAGATGTTTTAACTTTAAACTTTCCTGAAGATGGAATTTTATTTCCAAAAGGAATATTTTGTAAAACAAAAACAAATGTAACTGCTTATACATTATTTACTGACAAGTATTCAGGACCCGGTTTAACATAATAGGAGAAACATAATGTCAGGTGGATCAAGTTTTTCAAGCGATCAATCGGTAGCCCATGCGGTAGCAGATGGTCAAATGGTTCCTGTAACACAAAGAGTTAGAGTGACTTATATTCAAGCAGAAGGAATTGCTAATGCCGCAGTTGTTTTAAAAGACGGTGGAGCATCTGGAACTGTACTTTCTACTTTTAAATTTGGAACAGATGGTTTATCTATTTATGTGCCTGGTTCAGGAATCTTGTTTAAACAAGGTGTGTATTTAGATTTAACAGCTACTCCAGGTGTAACAATTATTTATACATATTTATGG